GAAGGGGCCGTAGAGGCCCCTAAATGCGTTTGTGTTTTGTGAGTGAGGTTATGCAATCAGAACCCATTTGTCCTGAGGATCGAGCACCCATCCGTCATCTTGATTCAGCTTCATGGTCGCGCTCCAAAGTGAGCTGGTGCCCTTATGCATCACAAGCACCTCTGCCGATGGCGTGAGCATCAACCGATAGTTGATCTTGATCGCTGTAATCTTGAAGTGATCGCTTACCGCCCACGCTGCGGCTGCGTGCATATCCTCTTGCAATGCGTCAAAGCCAAAAAATGCAACAGTTTCTAAATCCATCATCCATCTCCTTCACGGGGCGAACCAAGCCATACGAGGGCGGCCCCTTTTGCCCTCGGTAGTGTTGCGGCATTCAATGCCGTAGTCGGCCACAAGGGTCTCGATCACCGCCCTGCGCTTGAGCGGCTCTAGCCCCTTGAAGCCCCTGATCGCGGCAGCTAGTTCCGGCTCCGAGATGCCCTTGAGGCCAGCCGCCTCAACCCGTTCGTAAACTTGCTTGCAGGTCTTTTCGAACAGACCATCCGCCATCTTCCGCTTGAGGGCATTGGTGGCGCGGTGAGCATAAAACCTGGCATAGTCGATTGCCCATTCCATGCTTCCGGCGCTCACTTCGCTCTCACCCCGGCTTACGGCCACGATGAGGGCAAGGCGCATGGCAATCTCTTTTGTGCGGCCATACATTGCATCAAGCCCGAATCGCTCGTTGGCATTCATGGCCTCGATCATCTCGGCATCGAAAGCCATGATCATGTCGGCGCATTCGGTTGAGAAATGCACGGCTACAGGGGCCGGTGGTATCTCGTGGCTATCGACATCTAGGTTCCCGGCCTTAGCGGTGGCGCATGCCTTCGCCCATTCAATGAGGCGGTCGGTGGGCTGGATCATGCGGCGCATTTGCGAAACTTGCCGCCCGATTGGGCTTTCAACAATGATGAAACGGCCAAGGAATCCATCAAGCACCGATTGAGAATCAATCCCATCAAAGAGCGTCGAGGGGGTTGTCATTGTCAAAAGAGTAAGAGAAGGCGACCGAACAAACCGATCTAGCTCCTTGGCGTCTTGCTTGCGAAGGCCAAATTTTGACATACCATGGCCGCGCAAGATGGAATCTTGCCGCCCGAATGCCTCCATCATGATCGTTTGTGCGTCCGACTTGTGAGAGTTGCCTGCCTTCTTTGTGGATTGCAATACACGGCCAAGCTCGTCAATCACGGCAATGTGACATGGTTGATCTATGAGCGAAGAAATCACGCCAGATGCGGAAGCATAGCCAGCGGGGCCTATAAGACGATCCAAGCCAGACGCCTCAAGCAACTTCTCGATCACGGTCTTGGCGTGTTCCTTGCCCGCCGAAGAAACGGCTACGTTGAGAAAGTAGAGGCTTGAATAGTTGCGTTGATCCGTCACCCACCGCCGCCCCATGACTACGGAGCCAAAGGCAAGAGCGGCTTGCACGGCAAATTGCGGTTGCGCCCGTGCGGCGCTTGTCTCGTAGTAGTTCACGACATCTTGGAGAATGCCAGGAACCGATAGGAGGTGATCCGGGATTGATGCGAGCGGGTTTTGTGGGGCCTTGGCTCTTAGGCTTGGAACGATTTGCGCGGCGACAGATTTCCCGTGCGCGATGTGTTCGGCATCCTCCGGGGCATAGGCATAGGTCGGGTCGGTGTTGATGTTGAGATAGGCGGCAGCCGCCTTCACGGCCTCCCGTACGTTCCCGGCATGCTCGCATTGGGTGTAAAGCTCGAAACAATCGAAGGAGTGGGCCGAATCAAACGGGTCGGAGCCATGGTGGGAAAATGCCGTGCCATCCTCAAATAGGATCACGCCTGCGAATCCGGTCGTGGAATTGGGGCTTAGGAAGCGGTCCTTGGCAGTCTGCCGATAGCCGAATTGGGTTAGCAATGCCGCCATAGTGTGCGCCGCATTATAGGCATCAATCACGGAAGTGCCTTCCGATTGCACCCGCTTCCTCAACGGCGCTTGGTGTTCCGGCTTCACCTTCCACGGGCAGGCATCCATGAATTGAATGCGGAAGCGGTCCCATTGGTCCCACATAATTTGAAGCGGCTCCGGCAAGAGCGGCAGATCGACATAAGACGGGCCGTCCCATGTGTATGGCTGCATCGTGTCGGGATGGATCGAGGGTGGGAGCACATCTTGCGTGGCACCCGCGCGAAGCTCGAAGACTACGGAAGAGCCTTTGCCGTTAGGGTTGGGCCACGACAACTTGTGCGTCTTGAGATCATCCCGATGGGCGCGGAATATGGCCTTGCCACGACCGGGGCGGCCAACGATACGCGGTGCGGCGGCAAGAATGGCGTCGAGGTCAAGGCCCATTGCGGTAAACGCGGTCCTGCTCCATTCCATGTTGTCAATATCCAGCGCGCAAGTGCCGGATGCGGAATGCAACAAGCCGACATTGTGTGTGGCGTTGCGCTCATAATAGGCCACCGCATCCTCGGTGCGGCGCAGGGCCTTCTCGGGCCATCCATAATCAGTCGGGGCTTTAGAACCGGCTGGGATGGTAACCAGCGCCCAGCCGAGTTCTGTGTAGTGTTTAACGCTCGCGATAATGTCCATTTGAGGCCGCTCCTATTCGGCCTGGGGGATGGTCGTTCCGGTTAGGTACGCCGTGAGTTTCTCAATGGTCTTGCCGTGCGCCCCTCGCTGGCCACCGCGCAATGCCTTCACGGTGTTGTACGATACACCGGCCTCACGCGCGACCTTGGAGATGTCCGACGCCTGAAGTCGGTTGCTGATTTCTTCTATGGAAAGCAATGGTTTAGCCCTTTCTATGGTGGATTTTTTAATCCTTGTGCAAAAATCTGCAAGATTGTTATTGCAGATTTCTGAAATATTTGCAATAACGGCATTGTTGAGAAGAAGGAGAGTGCAAGATGCACAACACATCTAACATAGAAGGCCTGTGCGGGGGCTGGCTTGAAGCCAAACGCCGCGAAGATGAGGCCCGCAAGAGCCGCATCGAAATCGAGAACCAGATCAGTGTGGCTCTCGAAAAAAAGAGCGAAGGCTCAATCACCCACAAGCTCGAACACTACAAGGTCACGCTGACGCAGCCGATCTATCGGAAGCTCGACGTTGAGAAGTGGGCGACGGTCAAGACGCTTATCGACCAGAAGTTGTGGCCGATCAAGATGACTGTTGAGGCCGACGCCACCGGATGCCGCTACCTTGCGAACTTTGAACCACATTTGTGGGCCTTGGTTGCCGACGCCTTCACGGTTACGCCGGGAAAGATCGGCGTTGAGGTTAAGGAGGTCGAGCAGTGAGTGACATTTGGCGAGCAGCCGAGGCATTGCAGAACGCGCGTGACCATCTGGTTATCGCGTTGTGTGATCTGCACCGCCGTGACCGCCGCATGAGACTAGCGGTTGAGAATGTACGCGATGCGATGAGAGAACTGGGGATCAAGGAGGCCCCGAACCATGGCAATTGATCTAAAAAGCCTATCAAAACCGAAAGGGCAGCGCCCCGTCATCATGACGCTATTTGGCGAGGGCGGCATGGGGAAGACCACGCTTGCGGCAATGATGCCGAAGCCCGTGTTCGTCCGCACCGAGGACGGCACCACATCGCTCATCGGGAATGACGGTGTGTCATTGTTTCCGCTGGCAACGAGAAGCCAAGACGTACTTGATGCCATCGAGGCACTTGCAAGCCAAGAGCACGATTTCAAAACCCTCGTCATTGATTCGATCACACAGCTTGCAACGCTGATCGAGAGCGAGATCGTGGCGGCTGATCCAAAGGCGAAGTCCATCAATCAAGCCGGGGGCGGTTACGGAGCGGGATACAATACCGCCGCCGAACGCCACCGCATGATCCGCGAGTGGGCGGGTGCGCTTGCCTATGACAAGGGAATGAACATCGTGTTCATAGGCCATGCCGACACCGAGACGCTCGATCTCCCAGACTACGATCCTTACACACGTTATACGATCAGGATGCACAAAAAGAGCATGCCGCACTACACCGACAATTGCGACCTTGTGGGATTGATCCGGCTGAAGACATACGTTAGCGGAGCGGGTGAAAAGAAGCGGGCAATCAGCACGGGTGATCGTGAGATCATTTGTTTTCCCCAAGCCGCAAGCGTGACCAAGAACCGATTCGGCATCGACAAGCCAATTGCCTTCTCGTTCGACACGGGCAATCCCTTTAATGAATTTGTAGCAAAGTAGGAGAAAGAAGAAATGAAGCTCAATGGATTTAATGCCGCGAACATCGAACCGGCAGCAGTGCGGGGTGCCATCCCGGCTGGCAAGTATAAGTGCGTAATCACGGCCTCGGAAGAGAAACCCACGAGGGCAATGACCGGCTCGATGCTCAAGCTCTCGATGCAAGTCATCGAAGGCCCGCATCAAGGGTCCTATGTGTTCGATCAGCTCAACGTCAACAATCCCTCGGCCACGGCTCAGGAGATTGCGGAGCGTCAGTTGAGCGCGATTTGCCGCGCTGTGGGGGTCTTCACTCCCCAGGATTCGAGCGACCTCCACAACAAGCCGCTCATCGTGACCGTGCGGGTTGAAACCACGCAGGAGTACGGCACCCAGAACAAGGTGTCTGGATACGAAGCCTGCGACAAGGTAGCGGCTCCGAGTGTAGCGGCTCCTGCGGGGGCTAGTGCGGCAGTGCCGCCTTGGAAGCGTTAACTTAACATTAACCGGGGGCGGCTACGGTCGCCCCCTAATGGTCACGGCGGTTGAGGTGTGGCGTGTCCGGTTAGGGAGCGTCGAGTTATGGCAA